CAGGCCGTCCGGGGCGCGGCCCAGCAGGGCGACGCTGGCCAGCAGCAGCAGCAACGAGACGGCGAGCAGCGGCAGCAGGGACGATGCGGAGCGGCAGGGTTTCATGGGGAGCCTCTTTGACGACGGGGAGAAACGGATGGACGAGAAAACCAAACGGGTGGTTGAGCACATGCAGGGGTCGCTGCTGGCGCTGGCCGAGACACAAGCCACGGCCGCCATCGGCGAGACAGTGCTGGCGCTGATCGGCCGGGGAGTCGAAATCACGCCGGACTCCCTGATTCAGGCGCTGCGGCAGCAGGCAGATCAACAGAACTCGGCGCTGACGCGTGCCCAGAACGAAGCCGCTGAAAAAGCGATCCAGGCCGCGTGCCCCACAGCGCCGTTATGATCGTCAGCAGAAAACACAGGTCGTCGGCGGAGAAAGGCACTTCGTCGATCAAGCGGTGAAGGCTGGCACGGGCTTCGGTGGCGGGTGAATCGAGTGGCACGGGGAGCCTCCTTGACGACAGGGAGAAACGGATGGACGAGAAAGACATGGCGGTGCGCATCGAGCGGCTGGAAGAACTGGTCGGCGCGGTTGAGGACAAGGCCTGGGCCGCCGGACAAGACGCCAGCGCAGCGCGGTTCGTGCTGGGCAACCTGCTGCTGGCGCTGGCAGCAGATCGCGTCATGGACATTGCCGCGCTCATGATTCGTCTGCGGCTGGCGGCAACGCGGTTGCCGGAGTCTCGGGATCAGCGGGCGGCAGAGGATTTTCTGCGAGATGTGCTGCAAGCGCTTCAGGCAACGCCTCCCGCAGGAAGCGGCACGCCAGGCGGCGGATCGCCGCCGCCGCCTGTTTTTCACTGACGGCGCCCGACTCGCCACGGACCAGGGATTCCCCGGCCTGGCGAGCGAGGCGATCGGCGCGGGCAGCGGCGAGCTGTTCCGATCTTGGCTGCGGCAGGTAGTAGAAACCGATGTCTGGGTGGTAGGGCATGACGGGCCTGATTGCGGTGCGGGTTGTGGTGTAATTTGTTGGGGTGTGGCTGAATTATCTGCTCCGAAAGCGGAGCATGTCAACAGGAATTTCGCAGTGGCGAACATTTATATTGGAAAGCGCTTGAAACAGGTGCGTGAGGACGCTGGTTTGAACCAGCGCGATTTCGCGGCCCGTATCGGGTCTTCATCAGGCCGTGTCAGCGAAATCGAGTCGGGAAAAAACATCCCGGGTGGCGACCTGTTATTGAGGCTGAATCAAGAGTTCGGAACAGATCTGACGTGGCTTCTCGCTGGCACCAGAGACGGCGCGGTTATTCCGCTGGGCGATTCCCTCAGTCCCGACGAGGCCGCGCTGCTCGACAACTACCGGAATTCCCCGAAGGAAGCCCGCGACGCCCTCAAGGCGACGAGCGCTGCGCTCGCGCAATCGAAGCTAACGAAGGGGAAATCCGCCTGACCCGCCCCGGTTTCCCTCCGTTCCTGGCGTCGACCGCGACCGGCCCCGCGGAGGATTCCGGCTGCCGCCTGATTGACCAAAGCGCCTTGTTTACGGGCGTTTCGTCACAAAATGGAGGTGGACGAATCTTGTCGGGTCGCCTAAACTCCCCCGCATGGACCACCTGAAAAACCTCATCGCTGGCGCCCGCCATGTCCTCGTTCTGAATACGGGCCGCGATTACATCCGTCCGCGATCCGGTTTCGCGCGCGACGCCGCTGCCTTGCGCGGCGATTTTGCAAGAGTGGCGGCCGGCCTCGGCGACTCCCTGCGCAAACATGGCCAACCGGTCGACAACGGCAAGCGTTAAGCGCCGGGACGGCGAGATGACCGTTTCACAGCACGAGACCGACAGCCCGATCATCCCCGTCGCGCAGCTTGAACGGCTGCACCAGTTCAAGCCGGAAGCCGTCGACTGGGTCATCGACCAGACGCAGATCGAAGCCGAGCACCGGCGCGCCGAGGATCACCGGGTCAACACCTTCATCTTCGTCGAACGCACGGTCGGGCAGGTGTTCGCCTTTCTCATCGGCATGTCCGGGGTCGTCGGCGGCGCCTATGTCGCCATTCACGAGCAGCCATGGGCTGGCGCCATGATCGCCAGCCTGGCGCTCACCGGACTGGCGGTCGTGTTTCTGACCGGGCGCAGCAAGAAGTAGGACGCCCGCCAGCGCCCCGCCGAGCCCCGCCGCGAGCGGGGCTTTTCTTTGGGCGCAATAAACAAAACCCTTTACTGATCGCAACGCGCGCGCGGGGGGCAATCTGCGGACATGAGCTGCCGCGACTGCGTCCATTTCCTGCCCTCGGCCAAGGCCAACGCCCCGCGTCCCGGCCTGGTCGGCTACGGCTACTGCAAGGCGGCGCCGGATGCGGTGCTGCGGGCGCGCTTCTTCCATGACTCGCAGCCGGAGTGCTGGCTCAATCCCGCCAAATTCGTCGAGGAGAGACACCTGTGACACGCAAAACCCTCACCAGCGCCGGCCGCTTCTGGGTCGCCTACCTGGCCCTGGTGGCCGCCGCGCTTGCCGTTGCCGCCTGGCGGTGGCTGCCATGACCCTGACCTTCGAGCAGGCGTTTTCCCGGCTGATCGACGCCGAGGGCGGCTATGTCTGCGATCCGCGCGACCCCGGCGGCGAGACGAAGTTCGGCATCAGCAAGCGTTCGTACCCGGCGCTCGACATCAAGAAACTTGACCTCGGCACCGCCAAGGCGATCTATTTCAAGGACTTCTGGCAGCCGCTCGGCGACGAATGCCACCCGGCGATCCGTTACCAGGCGTTCGATTTCGCCGTCAATTCCGGCATTTCGACCGCGCTCAGGAAGCTGCAGCAGGCGATCCACGTTGCCGACGACGGGCACTTCGGGCCAGTCAGCCGGGCCGCTCTGGCGGCGCTGCCGCCCTCTGACGTGCTCTTCCTCTACCTGGCCATCCGGCTGGATTTCCTCGCATCGCTCTCGACCTGGCCGGTTTTCGGCAAGGGCTGGGCGCGACGCATCGCCCAAGACCTGCGCTATTGCGCCATCGACAACGAGGTGTGACATGATGAAACAGTGGTTCGTAGTGAGTGATTCGTGGATGGTGGCTCGCGTCACGATCCCTTCCCTCCTCCTCGCCTTTCTCCTCGCGGTTGCCCTGACCGGCTGCCAGACGACCGCCGGCAACAAGCCGACGCCGGCCGAGGTCACCGCCAAGGTCTGCCCGTCGCTGATGGCCACCGTCAGAGTGCTGATGGCATCGCCGTCGGTCACCGACGGCGCCAAGGAGGAAATGGTTCGCGTGGCGCCGCTGGCGCACGCGCTGTGCGCCCCCGGCGCCGTCACCGACGTGACCGGGCTGGCCGACCTCGCCGACGTGACGCTGCCGACGCTGATGACCGCCGTCTCCACGTCGACGCTTCCCGATGCCGACAAGAACAACCTGCTGCTGGCCATCGCGCTGGTGCAGATCGCGGTCAACACGGTGAAATACTGATGCTGATCGACCTGTACCGCGCGTTGCAGGCCGGCAAGGAGCTACGCAATGCCGCCACCTGGAAGAACGCCCAGTTGTGGACCGCCAACCTCACCATCCTGCTCTCCGCCGGGGTCGGCATCGCCGCCGCCATGGGTTACCCGATCCCGCTCACGGGCGAGCAGATCGCTACGCTGGTATCTGCTGTGGGCGTGCTTGTCGGCCTGTTCAACTCCTACGTCACCGTGGCATCGACCACCCGGCTGGGCGTGCCGCCCGGCGCTGGCCCTGACGACACCGGAACTGCTGACCGAGGCGGACAGCCAGAGGTACCGCGACGACCTGAAGAATGGCTACGCGGACTGGACGACCGTGCTGCGCGTGAATTGCCCGATCTAGCGAGGTTCCGGGAATGACGCGGCCGATCCCCGAGCCGCACCTGCGGAAAATCCACGAGGCGGCCGAGGCCGCCTATGACGACATCCGCTGGCTGACCGGAGACAGCCGGCAGCTCTCCGCCGCGATCCTGCGCCTGGCGCTGGAGAGCTGGCGCGCCGGCTACAAGCTCGGGCGGCAGCACGGAAGGGACGGGTGATGGACGTCTACGACCGCGCGACAGAGATCGAGGAGGCGCAGCGCGACGATGCCCTGCGGGCGCAGAGGCGGCGCGCCGGGCTGGACGGGAAGACGGTGCTCGACAGCGCGATCGAGTGCGTGCTGTGCGACGACCCGATCCCCGACGACCGGCGCCACGCGGTGCCGGGCGTGCAGCTCTGCGTCGACTGCCAGGGCTTCTGCGAGCGCTTCGGGTTTCACGGGAGGCCACCATGAGCCATGACGAAATCAGGCTCATCGCCAGCCTGATCTTTCAACTGATGAACGCGCTGGCCACGGTCGGCGTGTGGATTTATGTGCGCTACGGCGACCGCAACGCCGAGGTCGACCGCAAGTTCGCCACCCTGGAGGCCTCGATGGATCTGCGGATCGACAGCCTGGAGAAGCACCACGCGGCGATGAAATCGCAGATGGCGAGCTCGCCGACGCACTCCGACCTGGCGCGCATTCATACCCGCATCGACGAGATGGCGCGGGGAATCTCGCTGATCCAGGGGGAGTTTTCCGGGACGAGCAAGACCGTTGACCTGATCCACAACTACCTGATGAACGGCGGGAGCAAGTCATGAGCTTTTCCGATTTCCTGCGCAAGGACGTGCGGCTGGTATGCCTGCGGGTGCTTGCCGACATGCCGCAGTTCCGCTCGAACAGCTCGGTGATCGCCGGGGTGCTGCACGAGTTCGGGCATGCGGCGACGCGCGACCAGATCAAGACCGAGCTGCGCTGGCTCGCCGAACAGGGGCTGGTGACGGTCTCCGACGCCGGGTCGGTGCTGGTGGCGATCCTCACCGAGCGCGGGCAGGATGTCGCCGAGGGCCGTGCCGTCGTCGATGGCATCGCCCGGCCGCGGGCCTCCTGACATGGGGCGCAAATCGACGATCGACCGGCTGCCGGCCGAGGTGCGCACGCACATCGAGCAGCGCCTGCGCGAGAACCGGCTGACGCTGGACGAGCTGTTCGCCGACGTGCGCGAAACCTTCCCGGGCCTGAGCCTGGCGCCGTCGCGCTCGGCGCTCGGGCGCTACCGCATGGGCTTCGAGGAGGTGATGTCGACGCAGCGGGCGATGGCGACGGCGGCATCGGCGCTGGTTGCCGAGCTGGGCGAGGATTTCGACGACAAGTCGGGCGCCCTGCTGGCGCAGGCGGTGACGACGCTGGCGACGCGCGCGGCGTTCAACCAGCTCGAAAGCGAGCAGGCGGAGATCGGCGACGTGCTCGACCTCGCCCGGGCGGCCAAGGCGGCACAGGAATCACGCAGCCTGAACCTGCGCGAACGCCAGACGGTGGCGAAACTGGCGCGCGACAAGCTGCTCGCCGAACAGCAGGCGCGCGCCGACGAGCTGGGCCGGAAGCCCGGCGTGACCGAGGGCACGATGCTGGCGATCCGCCAGGTGCTGGGGATCGGCTGATGACGCGCAAGGGCAACGCCAGGGTCATCCCGGACAACACGGAGGGCATCTTCCTGCCGTACCAGAGCCGCTGGATCACCGACGGCAGCCGGTTGAAACTGATCGAGAAGAGCCGCCAGATCGGCCTGTCGTGGGCGACGGCGTTTGCCTGCGACGAGCGCACGGCGGCGGCCGGCGCCCGCCACGACCAGTGGGTTTCCTCGCGCGACGACCTGCAGGCGCGCCTGTTCATCGAAGACTGCAAGATGTGGGCGAAGATCATGAACATGGCCGCCCAGGACCTCGGCGAGCAGGTGATCGACCCGGAACGGCGGCTTTCTGCCTTCGTTCTGCAGTTCGCCAGTGGCAAGCGCATCCACAGCATGTCGTCGAACCCGGACGCGCAGGCCGGCAAGCGCGGCAGCCGGGTGCTCGACGAGTTCGCGCTGCACCCCGACCCGCGCATGTTGTGGTCAATCGCCTACCCCGGCATCACCTGGGGCGGGCAGATGGAGGTGATCTCGACGCATCGCGGCTCGCACAACTTCTTCAATGGCCTGGTGCGCGAGATCCGCGAGCACGGCAACCCGAAGAAGATCAGCCTCCACCGCGTCACCCTGCAGGACGCCCTCGACCAGGGATTCCTCTACAAGCTGCAGCAGATGCTGCCGGACGACGACGAGCGCCAGGCGATGGACGAGGCCGGGTATTTCGACCTGGTGCGCTCGGGCTGCGCCGACGAGGAGTCGTTCCAGCAGGAGTACATGTGCAACCCGGCCGACGACGATGTCGCCTTCCTGGAATACGACCTGATCGCCTCGGCGGAGTACGCAAGCGACACCGACTGGCAACAGACGGAGGGCGGGCGCCTGTTCGCCGGGATCGACATCGGCCGCAAGCAGGACCTGACGGTGCTGTGGGTGGTCGAGGAGCTCGGCGACGTGCTGTACACGCGGCACGTCGAGCGCCTGCGCAACATGCGCAAGTCGGACCAGGAGAAGGTGCTGTGGCCGTGGATCGAGCGCTGCGACCGGACATGCATCGACGCGACCGGCCTCGGCATCGGCTGGGCCGACGATGCGCAGGACCTGTTCGGGGAGGCGCGCGTCGAGGCGGTGACCTTCACGCCGAAGACCAAGGAAGCGCTGGCGTACCCGATCCGCGGCGCGATGCAGGACCGCCGGCTGCGCATCCCCTACGACCCGCAGACACGGGCGGCGTTGCGCATGGTGACCAAGCAGGTGACTTCCGCCGGCAACGTCCGCTTTACCGCAGAGCGCACGCCCGACGGCCACGCCGACGAGTTCTGGGCGCTCGGTCTGGCGAAACACGCGGCGGCGAGCCCGTCGGCACCGATCGAATTCATGAGCAGCGGCCGGCGCGCCGTGCTGACCGAGAGCGAAGGATTCCTCCATGGCTAAAACGACTACCGCGACAGCAAAGCCGCTGCTCGATACCGAGGTGGCCAACCGGCTGCGCGATCCGTTCGAGACGGCGTACATGGGGCTGCTGCGCAGCAACGACCCGCTGCTGCTGGAGAAGGGCGAGAACGTCGAGATCTACCGCGACCTCAAGCGCGACGGCAAGGTGTTCGCGGCGCTGCAGAAGCGGGTGGGCGCGCTGGTCGGGCGGCCGTGGTCGGTCCGGCCGGTGGAGGAAGGCCACGAGGCAGACGCCGAGACGCTGACCGACATCCTGACGGCGATCAACTTCGATGCGATCTGCCGCGACCTGCTCGACGCGCTGGTGATGGGGTTTGCCGTCAGCGAGGTGGTGTGGACGGTGATTTCCGGGCGGATCGTGCCGCAGCGGGTGATCAAGCGCCGGCAGCGGCGTTTCGTCTATGTCCAGACCGACGAGAATGCCGGCCCGGAGCTGCGCCTGCTGACGAAGGAGAACATGCTGACTGGCGTCGAGCTGCCGGAGCGCAAGTTCATCGTGCACCGGTGCAACCCGGAGGACGACAACCCCTACGGCACCGGGCTCGGGCTGCAGTTGTACTGGCCGGTGTTCTTCAAGCGCAAGGGAATCATCTCCTGGAACAAGCTGAACGACCGCTTCGGGTCGCCGACGCCGTGGGGCAAGTACCCGCGCAACGCGACGCCGAAGGAGAAATCGACGCTGTTCGACGCGCTCAAGGCGATGAGCAACGACGGCGCGCTGATGACGCCGGAAGGAATGCAGCTCGAGCTGCTGGAGAGCAAGCTGACCGGATCCGTGTCGACGCAGCAGTCGTTGTGCGAGTACATGGATGACTGGATCGCCGAGGTGGTGCTCGGCCAGGAGCCGCGCGCCCACGGCGGCGGCGCGCTGGCAGCGGCGAGCAAGGAACGCCAGGCGGTGCGCCTGGACCTGGTGCAGGCCGACTCCGACCTGCTGTCGGACACGCTGAACGGGACGCTGCTCGCGTGGATCTGCGAATACAACGGCCTGGCGCCGTGCGTGGTCGACCGCCAGATCGAGGAAGAGGAAGACCGCAAGGCCGAGAGCGAGGCCGACAAGAACCTCTACGACATGGGCTGGGAGCTCGACGAGGCAGCCATGCGCGAGAAGTATGGCGATGGGTGGCGCCGGAGGAAGATGCCGGCGACTGGCGAACCACCAGGGGGCGCATTGGCGAACCAGGCAGAAACTTCGGGTTCGCCAATGGTTGCGGTCGACGGCAAAAATCCCCCGAAAACCGAAGAGCCGGCCGCGGCGAACTTCGCCGAGGCGGCGCGCGCTGCCAGCCGCGACGCCATCGACGCGCTGGTGGACGCCGAAACGGCGGACTGGGAGCAACTGCTCGACCCGCTGCTGGCGCCCCTGCAGGCGGCGCTCGACGAGGCGGCGCGCAAGGGCGAGACGGCCGCCGAACTGATCGCCCGCCTGCCGGACCTGCTGGCGCTGATGGACCCGGACGCGCTGGCCGAGCGCCTGGCGCACGCCGCGGCGATCGCACGCCTGGCGGGCAACGCCGGAATCCCGCTGGAGGATGATGCGACCCGCGAACCACCCGCCACGAACCCCAGTTTTTCGGAAGCGACCCCGGCGAATATGCACCAGGTGCATATCCACCTGCCGGCGGGCATGGTCAACGTGCAGAACGACGTGCATGTGCCCGAGCAGGGAACGCCGACGGTGATCGTGCACAACGCGTTCACCGTGCCCGAGCAGCCGCCGGCCGTGGTCCAGGTGACCACCCCGGAAGCCCCGGCGCCGGTCATCCACAACACGGTCAACGTCCCGGAGACCGTGGTCAATGTCAGCACGCCGCCGCGCAGGACCGAGACGACGGTGGAGCGCAACGCCCAGGGCGACATCGTGCGCGCGACGCAGATCGACGTCGACCTGACCAACCCGGCAGCGTAAATGACCGCCTTCGTCGCCAACACCGCCGCCGATTACTATTTCGACGGGTATTCCGGCGGCAGCGTCAACGCCACGCTCGACACCTACACGATCAGCGAGCGGGCGCGGCTGATCATCCGCAGCGACAGCTACGCCTGCCCGAACCACAGCGCCGCCTTCGGCTCGCTCGATACGGTCAGCTTCTCAGGCGTCGGCGGCACGCTGCGCATCGACCCGACCAACGTGCGCGTCATCGCCTACACGGGCGGCAGCGGCAATGCGCCGGCCTACGGCACCACCATCACGGCCAACAACGGCACCACCGGCGTCTTCCTCGGCGCCTGGACGAACTGGCTGTCCGAGCCGATCACGCCCGGCTCGGCCATCGGCGCCACCGGCTTCATCAAGCTGGGCAGCGTCTCCTCGGTCGGCAACTTCAACGCCGGCGCGCTGACCGGCATCACCGCCACCTGCTCGGGCGCCGATGTCCAGGGCTGGATCGAGGTGCGCGGCGCCGATACCGCGACCATCACTGTGCCCCGCGTCGGCAACGTCGAGACCGTCGAGGCCTGGTTCGAGATCGGCACCACCAACGGCTCGCGCGGCCAGACCATCGCCTGCCCATGCACGGCCACTGTCGCCGGCACCTTCCCCGGCGTCTGGATCGAGACGGCCAGCGGTTCCGGCGTCTATGAACGCTATGCCGAGGTCGGATCTCAGGTGGCGCTGGCGACCACGCGCACCACGTCCGAGCTGAAGCTGGTCAAGCAGACCACCAGCGGCATCGTCATCGGCAACGACGGCACCAACGGCGTATTCTACCTGCCGCCAACCGGATGCAAGGTCCGCATCCCGGCCATCATCATGACCACCTGCACGCGCACGGCCGGCAGCGGCTCGGGGCCGCGCGTGCTGCCGAACGCCACGCTGGCCACCCGGCAGGAGTTCGTCACCACCAACGCCGGCGCCTTCGACTTCCGCGGCTGCGCGATCCAGTGGTACATGAATTTCACGCAGGCCTACTCGGTCAAGATCAAGGGCTGCGCCATCAAGGACACGCTCGTCCTCTCCGAGATCGCCGCTGCGCTCGATGTCGATGACTGCATCGTCGGCCCGACCCAGGCGCAGATCAACATCGCGTACAACAACGTTTCGTGCTTCGCCGGCGGCACCGTGCAGAACGCCGATTTCTGGCGCTTCTCGCTGGCCAGCTCGGGCAGCTACGCCGCGCAGATCAACTATGTGACCGGCGTCACCTTCAGCAACGTCAAGATCGGCTCGCTGACCTTGCGGGCGAACGCCACATCCGGCGTCATCACCAGCACGCAGGCCAAGAACTGCACCTTTACCGACAACGTGCGTATCGGCGGCAAGTCGCTGTTCGTCGGGGCGCAAGGCTGCACCTTCACGAACACGGCCTACTACGACCACACCATCACCACGACAACGACCAGCACCAACCCGCACAGCGTCTATGAATTCACGACCGGCGGCAGCGGCAACACGGTCGACGGTATCACCCTGCCGCTTTCGGCCAACGGCCCCTACACGGCGCTGGTCACCATCACCGCCTGCTACAACATGCTGGTCAAGAACATCGGCACCTACGCCAGCAAGCTGGCCATGAACTCGTCGGTCACCGGCCTGATCGTCAATTCGACCGGCAACTCGGACGGCATCACGATGAAGCGGTGCTACTCCACCGGCACCCGCACCGGCCTCTACGCCTTTGTCAACTCCGACACCAACGTCCTGCTTGAGCACGTCTATGGCGACTACGCCGACACCACCGTCCTGCCGGCGCTCAACGCCAAGGCCAAGAATTGCGGCCTGACCAGCGCCACGACCGGCCAGGTGTCGGTCTATGGCACGCACTGGCACACCCGCTTCACCAGCACGACGGCCGGCTTCCTCGAAGTGCTGTGCAACGAGCCGACCTCGGCCAGCGCCGCGCAGTGCGCCGCAACCGGCGGCACGCCGCGCTTCAATTCGTCCGGCTCGCTGATCCTGGCCGCGGTCAACGACCAGGTCACATGGGAAACCGACTGGTGGGTGCTCGGCTACACCGCCTTCACCAACTCGGCGCCGACGATCACCGGCACCAACGTCACCTACAGCAGCGGCGCGCGCTGGGGCAACCACGATATTCACTACGCGCTCGACACCGGCAGCGGCTACGGATCGTGGAAAGACCTCACCGCCGCGAACCTCTCGGCGGAAACCATCAGCGCCTCGACCGGATTCAAGATCAAGATCCGCGCGACCTGCGCCACCGCTGCGGCGACCAACCTGCTCACCAATCTGCGCATCGCCATGACGACAACCGACGCGGCGCAGGGCAACAACCTCTATGCGCTGTCGGTCAATACCGTCACCTTCACCGGACTGCCGACCGGCTGCGACGCCTTCACGCTCACCGCCGGCACCACCACGCTGCTCGACCAGCAGGACGCGCTGGCCGGCACCAGCTACAGCTACACCTACAGCGGCACGCCGACCGTCGATGTCGGCTTCATCAAGGCCGGCTACGTGCCGTTCTACATCCGCAACCTCGCCCTCGGCGCGAGCGACGCCAGCATCCCGGTCAGCCTGACGGTCGACCGCAACTACGCTTAAGGAGCCGACATGGCCAAGATCACCTCAAAATCGCAACTCAACGTCGGCACCGAACTGACCATCGACGAGCCGAACCGCGTCATCACCCTGAACGCCGCCGGCAACCTGGTCGCCAAGGACGGGGTGACGCTGCAGGCGCTCTACTCCAAGCTGGTAGATCTGTGGGCGACCAGCACCTATCAGGATTCGCCCTTCCCGATGTACGCCATCGACGCGCTCTCCGGGCAATTCCAGATCGGCACCGACGGCTCGACCTTCTCCGGCTGGAAGTTTTCCGACAGCGATTCTGACGCGACGCGCAACATGCTGCGCGACGGCGGCTGGTCGGAATGGTCGGCTGCCGGCGCCAAGCTGCAGGAGTTCGCCGGGTTCATCGGCCTCGGCACGATCACCCCGGCGACGACGGTGCAGCCGTACTATCACCTGGCCAGCAGCGACGCGCCGGTCAATTTCCCGTTCACCGACCAGTTCAATGTCGGCGTCAAGGTCTATGGCGACGCGACGCACGGCAATTTCGACAAGCGCACCTATGCCAGGGCGTTCGTGCGCGAGTACGGCAAGAAATTCAAGTCTTCCGTGCTGGCCGATACCGGCGCCACGGCGACCGGAGCGAACAAACAGAACTTCCTGATCTCGAACGAGGACGACCTCAAGCTGACGGCGCTGCTCGGCAGCAACCAGGCGACCGCCGATGCGGCGATGTCCGGGGCGCCGTACTCGGGAATCACCGTCGCGTACTATTCAGCGAACCAGTCGCGGACCATCGCCGGCGTCTCGCGCAATTTCAAGATCATCATCGAGGGCAACGGCGGCACGCTGGAGCAGATTTACGCCAAGGTGCAGTACCTGCTGCGCCAGAACAGCAACATCAACACCGGCGGCGACGCCGGCAGCAAGACCGGCAAGATTCAGGACGAGCTGCTGCGCTTCGTCGGCGATACGCTGGTGACCTCGCAGTCGGTCTATATCGACGACGTGCTGTCGGCTGACTCCAACCGCGTCGAGTTCTACGACGATTCCAACACGCTGCGCACCAACCTGTACACGGCGGCCGGGACGATGGCCTTCAATGCGGTGCTGGTCGGCGCCGGGTCGAGCTACCGCCTGATGTTCACCTCACCACCGGGCGCCGGAAACGATTACGGCGAAGCGGGCGCGATCACTGTCAACAACGCGGCCGGCACGCCGATCACCGGGACGATCAGCAGCGCCTCCATCGCCTTCGACTACGACTACGACGGCAACACGCAGGGCGGCTATTCCGGCGGCGAGGATCGCCCGGTGACGCTGATCGGCATCCGCCCAGGCTACGGCAAATTCGCCGTCGCCACCGGGACATTGACGCGGAGCAAGACGATCGCCCTGTCGCTGGTCGCTGAAACAGATCGGGTCTATGCCTGATGTCGATCGCCTTCGATCCTGCCGCCAAGCGGATCATCCTCGATAGCGCCAGCGTCACCGCCACCGAGCTGTACAGTCGGTCGGCCGACTGGCTGGCGCTGTCGGACAACGCCAAGTACGGCGCCGTTTTCCGCCAGGTGGGCGGCGACGATCTCGGCGGCGGGCTGTCGATCCCGCCCTACTTCTTCCTGCAGGGCGCCTGGCGCGTGCGGCCGATGGAGAGTAATCACACGCTCGACCTGGTCGGCAACCTGTTCGTCGAAGGCGGCGGCGATCCGGTCGTGTCGACGCTCGGCGACTATCGCGTGCTGGTGAAAAACACGGTGCCGGTGCAGGCCCAGGGGATTTCGACCTCCGGCGGCAGCGGGCCCTCCGCCGCGGCCATCGCCGCCGAGGTGCTGGCGGTGTTGCAGGCGACGGCGATTCCCGTCGACGTCAAGGCGGTCAACAGCACGCCGCTGACCGGGTCCGGCGTGGTCGGCGACGAGTGGGGTCCGGCATGAACCTGACCGCCTGGAAGCCCGGAACATGGCAGGCAAACGCCTGGCGCGCCGGATCCTGGGAGGTTTCCGGTGGCGTTCCGCCGGAACGGTTGCCCGGCGAGGGCGGCGGCCGGGTGATCTGGCGCAACTCCTGGCGGCCGCGCAACGATGACGACGATTTCCTCCTGATTGCGCTCCTATGACCAGAGAAAAATCACCCGCCCAGCAGTTCGCCGACCTGTTCAAGCTGACGCCAAAGCAGGCGGTAGAGTATCTGCAGGGGCGCGATCAGCTGACGCGGACCTACTCCTGGCAGGATCTGTGGCACGAGGAGCACACGCAGCAGTTCACCGTCAGCCGGATGGCGCGGATGGACATCCTCAAGGCGATGCAGGACGGCATCACGGCTTCGGTTCAGGGCGACATGAGCCGCCGCGACTGGATGCGCGACATGAAGGCCCTGCTGAAGAAGGAGGGATGGTGGGGCGAGATCCCGGTCATCGATGAGTTCACCGGCAAGGCGGTGACGACCCGCTTCGATTCGCCGCGTCTCAAGCTGATTTTCGACACCAACACGCGCCAGGCTTACGCGGCCGGGCAGTGGCAGCGCATTGTCGACAACAAGGAGTCGCGCCCGTACATCCGCTACATCACCCGGCGCGACGGCCGCGTGCGCGCCCAGCACCAGCGCTGGGACAACCTGGTGCTGCCGGTCGACGATCCGTTCTGGCAGACGCGCTTCCCGCCCAACGGCTACCGCTGCCGCTGCCGCGTGACGAGCGTCTCGCAGGCGGAATACGACAAGGGCTATTCGGAATACCGCGGCGAGTACGAGTACAACCCGGACGGCACGATCAAGCGCATCCCGGGAGTCGAGCGCATCCCGTTCAACAAGGTGGCGCCGCCCGACGACCTGCGGACGTTCGTCAATCAGCGTACCGGAGCGGTCAGCGAGGTGCCGGCCGGCGTCATGCCGGGATTCGATTTCAATCCGGGCATGGCGCGCGCCGAGCGCTTGCGCCAGGTGGCGGCGGATAAGGTCGCGGCGCTGCCGGCGCCGTTGGCTCTGGCAGCGGAGGCTAGCATCAAGCCTGTTGTGGCAGCCCCGCAGGCTGAAAGCATTGGTCGCTTCCTCGATCTCAAGCGCGGCGGTGTCGCCAAGCGCGCGCTGGACGTGGCCGTTCCCGCAATCGACAAGGTTCACGACATATCTGGGCTTCCGAGCGTTCCGGTTATGAGCAGCACATCGAGTGCATTCCAGGGGCAATACAGCTATAAAGGTTCCAACCACGACCCGGTCCATATCAAGGTCTCTTCGCATTCGAAAAACCCAGGGCTGACGGCATTGCATGAAATCGGGCACTTCATTGACCATCAGTCGATAAACGGGAAGAGGGGATTCGCGTCGCCGTTTGACCCTCTACTGGAAAAGTGGCGTTCCGCCGTTGATGCAAGCGCCGCAACGGCAGAGCTTTCCGGCGAGATGGTCAGCACGAAGATACAGCACGTGCGAAAAGCCTGTGGTTATTACTTGAGGCGCGAAGAGCAGTGGGCGCGGGCCTATGCCCAGTATATTGCGACCCGCAGCGCTGACCCGTTGTTGCTTGAGCAGCTTGACGCGATTCGCACATCGGCGCATGCTGTCTATCGCGCATCCCAGTGGTCTGATGATGATTTTGCGGCCATCGGGGCGGCGATTGACGACCTTCTGACGACTCTAGGACTAAAACGATGAACGACGAAGACCTGCTGAACCAGTTTTTTGGGCGCGTGGAAGAAATCGTGTCTGGGCGGCCAAAGGTCGAGTGGGATACTCTGATTCGCAGTGAGTTCCCGGCTTCGCTCGTCTGGGACGGCTACGTCGCCTCCATGGTCGAGGCGCTCTGCGGTGGCGATGTCGAGCAGGTGGCCTGACGAGTGCCTGGCCTGACCATAACCGTCGATTCCGCACCGCTGCGCGATGTTCTCGACCGACTAATCGCGGTCACCGACGATCTATCGCCCGTGATGAGAGCCATCGGCGGCGAAATGGAAGGCCGCATCCGGGAGCGGTTCGAGACTCAGAGCGACCCCCTTGGCGCTGCCTGGGCTCCCTGGGTTCCTTCGACCGTCAAGACCTACCCGAAGGACGGCCACAAACGCGTCCTCGACCGCTATGGCGATCTGCTCGATAGCCTCAATTACGTGGCCGACGATCACAGCGTCACCACCGGATTCGGCCAGCCCTACGCGGCTTATCACGAGTTCGGTACAAAGAAGATGGAACGGCGTGGCCTGCTTTTTGCCGACCCGGACGCTGGCACGCTCGCTCCCGACGACGAGCGTGCAGTGATCGATATAGTGATGGCCGCCATCGCCAAAGCGCTCCGCTGACCGGCTGTTTTAACCCTGCCGACCGCTATTTCCTGACGCGCAACAATATTTAACGCGAGCCCGCTCTATATCCCGGTATCGAGCGCTATATCCCCTAAATATCTCGCTTCCGGCCCTTCAAATATCTCAGTTCCTTTTAGTCTTCGGGTTCGACCTGATCGCCGCGCTGACACTCGCGCTGGCGACAATGGCCATGGGCGTCATGG